CATAATGACTTACGCAGAATTAGTACAAAAAATTAGAGACTACACAGAAGTTAGTTCAAATGTTTTAACTGACTCTATTACAAATGATATTATTCGAGATGCTGAATTAAGAATAATGAGAGATGTAGATCTTGATGCAAATAAAAGATATGTAACAGCTCAAGTAATTTCAGGAACAAGATTTATTGATACACCACAAAATACTTTAGTTATTAGATCAGCTCAAATCGTAGATTCAGATGGTGTAGGCGCTTCTGATAATAGAGAGTTTTTACAGTGGAGAGATTCAAGTTTTATGTCTGAGTTTAATCCTACTAATGCTCAAGGTGTACCTAAATACTATAGCTGGTGGGATAATGACACAATAGTTCTAGCTCCAACACCAAATGCTACTTATACTATTCAGTTAAATTATATCTTGAAACCTGAGACTTTATCGAGTACAAATACACAAACATACGTCAGTCAACAATTTCCCAATGGCTTATTGTATGCATGCTTAGTTGAAGCATTTTCATTCTTAAAAGGGCCAAATGATCTCTTGCAATTATACGAAGGAAAGTATAAACAAGTGTTAGAAGGCTTCTCGATAGAACAAATGGGAAGACGAAGACGCGATGAATATCAATCTGGTGTTCCTCGTGTTGGTGGTAAATAAATATAAGGAGATAAACAACTATGGCTATTACACAAGCGATTGCAAATTCTTTCAAAAAACAATTATTGGAAGGTGAGCATAATTTTGGTACTGGTGATGACAAGTTTAAAATCGCTCTTTATACTTCTTCAGCTACTCTAAACTCAACAACAACTGCATACGCAACTAACCCAGGAGGTGGAGCTAATACCGAAGTTGCTAACACTGGTCAGTACGCGGCAGGTGGTGGGTTACTTGTAAACAGCGGAACTTCAATAACAGCCGGTGTTGCAAGAGTTGATTTCGCAGACAGATCTTTTACTGGTGTGACTTTAACTGCTAGAGGAGCTTTAATCTATAACACTTCAGCAACTGCAACTAATGCAGCTGTTGCAGCTTTAGATTTTGGAGGAGATAAAACAGCGACAGCAGGTGTTTTCACAATTCAGTTTCCAGCAGCTACATCAACAGCAGCGATTTTAAGAATCTCTGGTTAATCATAGGAGTTAAAATCCTATGGCAGGTTGGAGTGAACAAACTTGGAGTCTAGGAACATGGGGCCTATTAGGTGACATAAATGTTTCTGTAACTGGGCAAAGTCTAACTTCGTCTTTAGGATCTGAGTCTTTTAAAATTGATGCGAGCTTTACTGTTTCTGGTATAGCTTTATCTTCTACACTTTCTACACCTAGTGTAGACATTACAGGAAAAGTTTTCCCTACAGGTATTGCAATGACTAGTGTGTTAGCGAATGCTGATGCTGGTCCTGATGCAATGCTAACAACTAATCATGCAACAATGAGTCTTGGAACTATAGACGCATTTAATCAAACAGGTTGGGGTAGACAAGGTTGGAATGAAAATGCGTGGGGTGTTGAAGGTCAGTATGCAAATGTCGATGTAACAGGTATTGCAATGACAGCTGCAGTTGGATCAGTTGCAATGGCTGGAGAAGTTGTAGTAACTCTTAATACTTTAAATGCTAATGTAACACTTGGTCAAGCAGATCCTGCACCTGATGCAAATTTACTAAGTCAATTAATGACTGGTAATTTAGGTACTCTTGGAATGCAGGGAGATGTTTCTCCTAGTTTAACAGGCATAGCAATGTCTGCTGCTTTAGGAAATGAAACAATAGATTTAAATACTCCTGTTGATTTAACAGGAATAGCAATGTCTGCTAGTGTAACAACACCAGTTATAGTAATTGATGCAGATGTTTCTACTACAGGTTTGGCATTGACTATGGCACAAGGTTCTGGTAGTGCTTTAATCTGGAATGAAGTAAACACAGGTTCAGCACCTATAACACCTCCAGGGTGGCAAGAAGTAGCTGCATAATGAGTTTGACACAAGCTCAAAATTTTAGTAAATTGAAACTTAATTAAGGAATTTAAATTATGGCAAATTCAACATCAGCAAGTTTAAAACTTACAGTACAGGCTACTGGAGAAAACTCAGGAACTTGGGGACAAATTACAAATACTAACTTACTAATTCTTGAACAAGCAATTGGTGGTTATGGAGCATTCAATGTAACTGATGCGTCTAGAGCTTTAACTTTTACTAATGGTGCTTTATCAAATGGTAAAGATCAAGTAATTAAATTAACAGGAACTCTTGAAGCAAACGTTAATGTTACTATTCCTGACTCAGTAGAAAAAACTTATATAGTTGAAGATGGATGTAACCATGCAGGTTTTACATTAACTTTTAAAACTACATCTGGAACAGGTGTTCTTTTATGTGAAGGTCACACTTACACTTTATATTCTGATGGAACTAATGTTGTAAAAGCAGGTGAATTAAAAAAATGGAGAGCAATAACAGCAGCTGAAACAGTTCAAGCTGGTGCTCAACTTTTAGTAAATACAAATAGTGGAGCAGTTACAGTAACGCTACCAGCGTCACCAACTGCTGGTGATGAAGTTGCATTTATCGACCAAGGATATGATTTCAATACTAACGCATTGACTGTTGGTAGAAACTCTTCTAATATAGCTAACGCAGCAGCTGATCTTACAGTTAATACACAAGGTGCCGGTTTCTGTTTAGTATTTTCAGGAGACGCTACAACAGGATGGACGTACAAGGAGAAATAGAATATGGCAAATTACGAAGCAACAAAATACAATTTTTCAGGAGCCGATCTTACTGGTATCGAAGGAATTCCTACAGCAACTATTGTGCCATGGTCTTCTGCATCAGTACCAACAGGTTTCTTAGAATGTAATGGTTCTGCTGTTTCAAGATCTACTTACTCTGCATTATTTGCAATTGTAGGTACAACTTATGGAGCTGGAGACGGTTCATCAACATTTGGTTTACCTAATCTTCAAGATAACGTAGCAGTTGGAAAATCTAATAACAAAGCTTTAGCATCTACTGGTGGAGCAAACACAGTTACTGCAACTGGAAACGTTGCAGGATCAACAGCGAATGCTTCTTTATCAACAGCACAACTTGCTTCTCATAGTCACGTTAACAATACTAAAAACGGTGGAAACATATATCCGTGGGCTAATGGTTATATTGCATTTCCTAATTCACCTCGTGTAAAACCTAATCCTACAAACGAAAATATTAACAAAAACACTGGTTCAGGTGATGGACACTCTCACAACATGAGTGCAAACTTTGCTGGTGATGCAACTTCAGTTGTACAACCTTATTTAACTGTAATTTATATTATTAAGACTTAGGAGAAACTATGGCAACAAACGCAAATTGGACAGTAATATTTGATGATCAACTTATCATTAAGAAAGCAGGTGATGCAGCTGGTAGTGGCTACATTATAGATGATAGTAGTTTTTGGAATCAATCAAAATTTTCAAACATCTGGGCTATTCAACATGGAACATCTAATGTTTCTGATGAAGTAGAATACAGAGACGAAACTCCTCATTCATCATATGCTGATGCAGACCTTGGGGATGTTAGTCAATTTATTACTAGATGGGACGCAGCTCATTTAAACCAACTACAAATTGATTGGGATGGTAATAATGAAGAAGGTGAAACTTCAGAAGAAAAAATTGCCAGATTAGGACCAAGGCCTACTTCTTACACTTCATAAGAAATATTATTTAATCGTCATCCAAGATGTTAGTATATATTTTTCTCCGGATAATGGAGAATTTCCTCTATGTAAATATGGAAAAGATGAAGGCCAAATAACTATTCTACCTTTTTTAGGTTTGACTCTTTTTGAAAAATGTAAAAATTCTGTTTCACCACCTTCTTCAACATCATTTAAATATATAGAAAAAACAAAAGCTCTAGATCCATAGTCCAAACCTTTACCGTGTTCAATATGCCAAACATGATAACCTTCTGTAGGTAAAGTTTTTTGTATTTTTAAAGTAGTAAAATGAAAAGGTCCTCCATCATAAGCGTCATCACCTCCTGTGTGTTTAAGATAATGATTCCATGCTAAGTCAAAGTTAACCATCATGGGTTTTACAGCTTCCCACCAAACATCTATATTATTAGGTGATGCAAAAAATTGTTGATCTTGTTTTTTTAATATAGATATATTTTCTCCTCTAAGTCTATTTAGAGTATGATTAAATTTATTTTCATCTTCATATATTTTAATGGCTTTATTACATTCTTCTTCAGTGATATAGTTATCATACACACCAATAAAATCTGTTATATTAACTGTTTTTTCTTCCATAATTATGCTACTTTCATTATTTATAAAACTAATATATAAAGCATTATATGCTACAAAAATTAAATTTCAAGCCTGGTTTTAACAAAATGGTCACGGATTCAGGAGCTGAATCTCAATGGGTAGATGGTGATTTTGTTAGATTTAGATATGGACTACCTGAAAAAATAGGTGGTTGGAATCAATTAAGTATTTCAGGTGAAACTTTACCTGGAGCAGCAAGAGCACAACACACTTGGACATCATTAGCTGGTGAAAGGTATGCAGCTATTGGAACATCACAAGGTTTATTTTTATATTATGGAGAACAATTTTTTGATATTACTCCACTAGATACAGCAATTACAGGATGTACAATTTCAACTGTAAACGGGTCATCAACAGTTACTATTCATAAAGGATCTCATGGTTTATTAGCTGGTAGATACATAACGTTATCTGGAGTAACAGTCACGGGTGCTTCTGATTATACACCAACAGAATTACAAGTAGCTTACGAAATTTTAACAGTAGCGACAGATAGTTTTACTATTCAAGCTGCACGTAATGAAGGAGGATCTGGAATGACTGCAGCCGGAGCTGCAACTGTCAATCCATATGTTCTAGTTGGTCCAACAACTCAAACAGTTGGTTATGGTTGGGGTACATCTACTTGGAACGTTGAAACATGGGGCACGGAAAGAACAACAAGTTCTGTGGTACTAGATCCAGGAAGCTGGAGTCTTGATAATTTTGGACAAGTTCTTATTGCAACTATTACAAATGGAAAAACTTTTACTTGGGATGCAGGAGCAACAAGCGCTAGAACAATCAGAGCTTCCACATCGACATCTGGTTTTTCTACGTCAAATAATCCAACAGCATCAAGATTAACTCAAGTATCAGATAGAGATAGACACTTATTTCATTTTGGAACTGAAACAACTATTGGTGATACAAGCACACAAGATCCAATGTTTATAAGATTTTCAAACCAAGAAGATTTAAATACATACGCTCCAACATCTACAAATACAGCAGGTACATTTAGATTAGATAAAGGAAACAGAATAGTTGGTGCAGTATCTGGTAAAGATTATACTTTAGTTTTAACTGATAGTTCTGCTTATGTTATTCAATTTGTAGGCCCACCTTTTACATTTAGTGTTAGACAGGTTGGTACTAACTGTGGATTAATAGGACAACACGCATTAACTTATTCTGATGGTAAAGTATTTTGGATGTCAGGAGAAGGTGGATTTTTTGTATTTGACGGTACAGTAAAATCATTACCATGTCTTGTTGAAGATTTTGTTTTTACAGATACAGGAGATAATCTAGGAATAAATTATGATGCATCAGATGTAATTTATGCAGAACATAATACACTCTATGGTGAAGTAAATTGGTTTTATCCAAAATCTGGAGCAACACAAATTGAAAGATGTGTAACATATAATTATGGAGAAAACGTTTGGACCACTTCGTCACTTGCAAGAACTACTTATGTAGATACGGGAGTGTTTGATGTGCCTTATGCAACTGAATATAACATCACTGTTACACCTATATTTCCTGACATATTAGGACTTACAAATACTTATGGATCTTCAACGTATTATGCTCATGAAGTTGGCACAGATCAAGTCAATAGCTCTGGCACAACTTCTATTAATGCGTTTATTGAGTCTGGAGATTTTGATATTACAGCAGCTAGAAACAGACAAGGTAAAACAACAGGCATCGTTGATTATAGAGGAGATGGAGAGTTTTTTATGTCTGTGAAAAGATTTATACCTGACTTTAAAGTTCTTACAGGTAATTCAAAAATTACATTATTATTAAATGACTATCCAAATAATACTGCATCCAGTTCACCTCTTGGTCCATTTACAATTACAAGCTCTACTGATAAAGTAGATACGCGTGCTAGAGGAAGATTAATGTCAATTAAAATAGAAAATGATGGTACCGGTGAGACTTGGAGATATGGAACTTTAAGACTTGATGCACAACCGGATGGTAGAAGATAATGGCAAAAGTAGTAGTTAGTATACCAGAACCACAACAAGAATATGATGTATCTAATCAAAGACAAATTTTAGAAGCTCTTGACACTTTAAAAAATCAACTTAATTTCTCTTTTCAACAAGATTTAAAAAACGAACAAGAAGCATTTAATTATTTTTTATCATGACAATAAGATATAAGAATCAAGGTTTTAAACAAACTGGTACAGGAAAAACTACAGTATTTACATGTCCTAATGATGGGACAGTTATAGTCAAAAGTATTTATTGTGCAAACAACGATGCATCATCAGCTATTGTAGTAAACATGAATTTTGTTGATTCATCTGATTCGAGCACTGAATATGAATTTTTTAGAGATGATGTAGCAGCTAAATCGCAAGTAAATGCCACACCCCAAGGCTTGAATTTAGAAGCAGGTGATGCTATAACTGTTCAAGCAGCTACAGGTAGTAGTAAAATACAAGGTCTGATAAGTTATGCTTTAATAGATAGATCGCAAGAAAATGGATAAAGATATACCAAAAATAGATTGTGTAACTACAACAACATACAGAAATACTGAAACAGGAGAAGTGTTTAAAGAGAAAGTAGAAGGACCTAATATTGTACAAGATGTTACAGTTCAAGTTACTAACAAAGGTCTTGAAGTATTTCAGAAAGTAATGAATCAAAAAAATGACAAACCAAAACCCTAGAGGCGGAACAGAATTACAATTTGAATATTTAAGAAAGCATGTAGAACCTAGCTTGCTTAATCAAGTAGAAATTTGTACATCGATTCCTGGTAAGGTACCTCTACATCCAACTAAGTTAAATATTCTTTGGCAAAAAAATTCTTGGGATCAACCTAATTTACACCCATGGTTTAGTGATAAATCGAATCATGATAAATATGATTGGTATGTATTTAATTCTAATTGGAACTTTGAACAGTTTACAAAAAGATTTGATTTACCAAGAGAAAAATGTGTAGTTATTAAAAATGGTATTGAAGAAGTACAACCAGTTATAACACAATATAAAAAAGATGATCCTATAAAAATAATACATCACTGTACACCTTGGAGAGGATTAAGTGTATTGTTAGGTGCAATGCAATTAGTTAACAATCCATTAATTAGTTTAGATGTTTATTCTTCTTGTGAAGTATATGGAAAAGATTTTGCAGAAGCTAATGACGAATCATATAAAGCTTTGTATGAACAAGCAAGACAACTTCCTAATGTAAATTATATTGGTTATAAACCAAATGAGTATATTAAAGAAAATTTAAAAGATTATAGAATGTTTGTATATCCAAGTATTTGGGAAGAAACATCTTGTATATCATTATTAGAATCTATGTCAGCAGGTCTATATTGTATTACTACTAACTTTGGTGCTATATATGAAACAGGTGCTGAGTTTCCAATGTACGTACCTTATTCAAATAACTATAAAAGTTTAGCTAGAAAATTTGCTGGAGCTATAGAAACTGCTGCGAGCACACTTCATGATTCAGGCATTCAGGATCATTTAAAGATGCAACAAAATTATGTAAATAGATTCTATGATTGGAAATCAAAAGGACAAGCATGGACAAGATTTTTAAAAGGAGCACTAAATGCAAAATAATGAACCTATATGGTTTTCTGAAAAAAAGAAAACAACTGCTAATGAAGATACTTACCAAACAGAAAAAATAGAACAGGTAGACTCAAATGTTAAAACTATTAACCTAGGTAATATTTTAGATAAACCAAAAGCAAAGATCATGGTTTGTACACCTTGTCATAGTGAAGTGTCTATGCATTACACTCAAGCTGTATTAAAGTTTCAATTAGATTGTATGCAACAAGGTATACTAGTTAGTTTTACATTACTTAAATCATCTTTAGTTACACAAGGTAGAAATTTATGTGTAGCAGAATTTTTAAATCATAAAGATCATTATGATTATTTATTGTTTATAGACTCAGACATAGATTTTAATTCTAAAACTATATACAAAATGATTGGAGCAGATAAAGATATCATCTCGTGTCCCTATCCAATGAAGACATTTGATACAGATAAAATGTGGAGAAAAATGAAAGAAACTAATTTAGTCAAAACTCCTGATGATGTATTAAAAGCAGCTCATGTATTTCCAATTAAAATGGATAATGCAAATGAGATGACTATGGAAAATGGAGTCATAAAAGTAACTCATGCTCCTACAGGATGTATGTTAATTAAAAGACAAGTTATTGAAAAGATGATTAAACATCATCCAGAATTAGAGATATATCAACCAACAGTTATTAATGGTAAAGAAGTTAAAAAAGAAAACTTTTACAATTTATTTGATACATTACATGATGTAAAAACTAAGAGATATTTTGGTGAAGATTTTGGTTTTTGTCAAAGATGGACAGATATGGGAGGAGAAATATATATCTATGCTATGGATAATATAACCCACGTTGGAGACCATCAATATTGTGGTCGATTTTTTGATTTATTAGAACAAGCAAAATCTGTTGACGATAGTAAAAAAATCAAATAAAGTATTATATTTACAGGATTCTACGCCTGCTCAACAGTATAAATATATTTAAATTATGGCGATATCACGAGGACAACAACCAAGACAATTATATGGACTAGGAAGTCTAGTTAAATCAGTTACTAAAGGCATTACAGGTGCTGTTAAAGGTGTAGCTAAGACTGTTAAGAAAAATCCAATGTTAGCTTTAGCAGCATTAAACTTTGCACCTATGCTTGTTAAAGGTGGAGCAAGTACATTTCTTGGTGGTAAAAATGCTATGTTTGGTTTACCTACTTTATTTAGTGGAGCAGCAGATAATCCTCTTGCAGCTGGTTATAAAGGTATGGCACCTAATAAAGGTCTCTTTAGTTCAGTTAAAAATTTTTTTACCGGAGGATCTGACTTAGCAAACACTGCAAAAATATTTGCCGGTGGTTCTTTAGTAGCTGGACTATTAAATCAAGCTGAAGAGACAGGTGATCCTGAAGGTATTACTAGAGATGTTGGAGCATTAAAAGCTAAATTAATTAATGCATATAAAAATCAAAAAACATTTTCTGATGTAGCAGATGAGGATGCAGCTATTCTTAAACAGGTAGAAATAGATTTATCAGAGTATAATAATAGATCAAACGTTGCTTATGGTGGTAGAATGGGGTTTGCAAGAGGGCCAGATAATCCAGAACAAAATGCTATACAAGCAGCCGGCATCATGAATCTACCATTGAACCAAAATCCTGCAGGGGTTACAGAATTAGATCTTAGAGAAACAGGTGGATTTATTCCTCCAGTTGGTGTAAAAGAAAAGGCAGATGACATTCCTGCTATGTTAGCAAACAATGAATTTGTATTTACAGCTGATGCTGTAAGAGGAATGGGTAAAGGAGATGTCAATAAAGGCGCACAACGTATGTATGATATGATGAAAAAATTAGAAAAAGGCGGAAGAGTATAATGGCTGAAACAATTACACAAATAACACAACCACCTGAGTTTATAGAAGCGGCAGCAAAACCGTTTATAACTCAATTACAACAAGTAACAGGTAATTTAAAAGACGCTGATCTTTCACAAATATTTGGTCCACAATTTGTTGCAGGACAAGATCAATTACAACAAGATGCACAACAAACAGCACTTGCTGGAATAGGTGGCTATAAACCTTTTCTTCAAGCAGCTCAAGCTTCTGCTGGACCACAAGCTTATCAACAATTTATGTCTCCATATCAACAAGATGTAATTGATACAACTTTACAACAATTTGATGTACAAGCTCAAAAAGGATTACCGGCATTAGCAGCACAAGCAATAGGAGCTGGTGCATTTGGTGGAGGACGTGAAGGTGTTCAAAGAGCAGAATATCAACAAGCTTCAGATAGAAACAGAGCTGCATTACAAGCACAATTATTACAACAAGGTTTTGGTCAAGCTCAACAATTAGCTCAACAAAATATTGGTAATCAATTAAATCTAGGTCAAGCTGGTCAAGCTTTCTTAGGTCAAGATGTTGGAGCTTTACAGACACTAGGAGGTATCAACCAAGCTCAACAACAAGCACAGTTATCAGCACAGCAACAGTTATTACAAAATCAATTAAACCAACCACTCCAAGCTACACAGGCTCTGGGTTCAGGGATCACTGGATTAATTGCAGGTTACCCTGGAGGAACTTCACAAACTATTCAACCAAATTCAGGACCAAGTAATGTTCAAACAGGTATAAGCGCAGGTGCTACACTAGCAGGTTTGTATAGAGCGTTTAGACCACAAAACAATTAATTATGAGTAAAGTATTTAAAAGACCAATGTTTAGAAAAGGAGGTAATGTCGGAGAAGGCATTATGACCGGTATTGTAGATAGAACTAATCATGCTGAAGATCCTTTTGTAGGTGGAACAGATCAATACTCATTTAACACTCCATATCAAGGAAGAACTATACCTAGTCTATCAGATTTAACTGCTGAAAGTACAGAAGCTTTATTAGAAGCAGCTGGAGACAGAGGTGGCTATGATCCACTAACAAGTTTCTTATTAGCATATGGACCGGCAGCAGCTGTAGAAAATAGAGGTGGTGGAACTATTGCTAATTTAATTGCAGCGGGAGAAAAACCAATTCAAAATTTACTTAAAGAAAAAGCAGA